TGAGCAGGCAAAAGCTCGGATAGCAAAGGCTGCAAATAACGATAAGAAGCGCGGTAGACACTGGCGTCAACATGTGTATTCACATCCCTCGCAGGAAGAAGTCGCGAACAGGGCACTCAGTAAAGGATCTGAGCGAATTAGGGAGATGGAAATTGAGATCGAGAGGTATAAACAAGTGAACGCAAAACTTGAGAGACTCGCTAAATGGAATCTTCGTTCATCTCAGTCATCACTCAAAACTTCCGAAGAAATGATACAACTGCTTCAAGATACGTTCGGCGACGAGGCTTTTGAGAAGACTGAGGATGAGAAGTAACTCCGTACGTGTTAGGTCCGTTATATGTCATGCACACAGCTTCATCTTCAATAAATCCGAGAACAGATTTATACATTGATATTTAAACGTTTCTATGCTTTAGTTGCATTTAAATGAACTTAAGTCGTGACGTAAATATGTGATATTTAAGTAAAGATGTTCGCACTCAGACAAGCCATATTTCGACCCACCCCCTTCCGCTTTAAGTCTAGGGTTAAAAAATCCGCAGCCAAGAGTTACTACGCACTCGATTATAGCAACAGTACAGTACTCGAAAAAGTTTTTAATCACGATCTTTTTCATGTCATAGCATTTCATAAAGCTGGACATGAAGAAGGAATTTATTCTATTACGGATACAGATACAGATGATATCCCTCAACATTTTATCGTAGCGTTCGTAACATTTGACGACGCGTATAGGTACAAAACGCTCTTAGAAGCTGATATGGATTCTTATTCACCTTATATCCAGTATGCATCAAGATTTGAACTCAACCACGCGTGTAGTGTTGGTGGATACCATTGCAGGGTCGTAAATAAAGGGGCGCTCATTACCCCACCCATGAGAACTGTAAAACTGACAGATTGGGAAATTCGTCAGTCTCTCCTAGATGGCAATTGGACTGTTGCACCTAAACCGGGGAATCGTCATGAATAACAACAGATTCCAAACTATTGGAACGACTCATGATAGGAGAAAGTCCACTAATGACGGGATTTCTTTTCTGTGCACATGAATGACGTTCCATGGAAGCAACAGTGTTAAATGTGGACCAACACGTGTTACAACGAACAGTACTATGTCCCCTGTTAATGCAAGTGTTAATTTGTTCCGTTGAATGGTATCCCATGTGGTTTATCAAACCCTGCATATCGGAGAATACAGAGCCACATAATTCACACGAACAGTCGAAGGGATGCGTGTATGCATCTGGTAGTCTCTTATAACGTTTTTTAAATAAAAAGTCTAAACACATATACTTCCCTGATATAATATTAAATGTGTTTTTCTGTAAATTGATAATCGGGATACATGTATCGTAATTTTTGTTTTTGAAACATAAATACGGTTATCTTCTCGTACACAGACATTGTTTCTGTCTTGAAACGAACAGTCCGCGCATCGTGATCGACGCGAATTTCCATACCGTATGCACTAGGGTATTCTGGGGCGTCATCGGGTAATATGTCGTATAAATGTCTTTTTGCGCGTTTATCGTCGAATAGTAGATCCTCTGAAAGACTATTAGTGGATTGTGGTCGTATATGATTTTGTAAAAGGGTTATGCGTCTTAACGCTGGACCAATGCGTATTGGGTTCATCTTACATATTTAATGCGATTACTTTTTATACTACTTTAACATTCATGTTACGAGGTTTGTACATTTTCTTCGCCATCCACGTCATGAAAACGCCGACCTCCATGATAAGAAGTGCATGATGGAACATGACCATCCTCTTAGCCCGGTCAGTTTTCGGGCTAAAGTCACCGTACCCAACTGTACTCATCGTGGTAAATGCGAAGTACCATGGATCAGTTGAAGATTCTGTAAATCCAAACTCTTCTGGGTCAAACATATTCGCATATATAAATCCGAACATAAGTGTCGTAAATAACATTAATAAGGCAACGAGTATACCATCCATTTGTTATATGCAGACATTTAAAGTTATCCCGCGTACACTAACAAAGATGGAGTCTAAGCTACTTATCAAACGCCTTTCACCTGACGCTATTATTCCTGAGCGATCTGGATCAAGTGCCTCTGTTGGATACGACCTTTACAGTATCGTCGATGTTGAAATTCCCGTTCTAGCTAGGGGTATAGTGAGTACTGGAATCGCTGCGACGGTTCCCATCGGTTGCTACGGTCGCATCGCTCCTCGCTCTGGTCTCGCTGTTAAGAACGGTATTCAAACTGGTGCTGGTGTTATTGACCCTGATTATACAGGTGAACTCAAGGTGATCCTGTTTAATCATGGGCATGAAACGTTTCATATTAAACCTGGGGATAAGATCGCCCAGCTTATAGTAGAGAGGTGTGAAACCCCTGCAATCGAGATTGTAGACGAAATAGTGTCTACTGAACGCGGTACACGCGGTTTTGGTTCTTCTGGATAAACATAAATAAAAAAACTTAACACAGGTATTTAGTTAGCAAACGCAACGCCAGCCATACCGTCTTTTATCTTTAAAATATTGTAGTTCACTGAATACGCGCGAACGATGTTTCCGTTCCTGACCCCCGTACCAGTGAGGTTCAACTTTGCATTATCAATCCTACTGAAATTTAACGACCCTGAAGGCTGAGAGGCATTCAATTTTAAGCAGAAAGGCCACGTGAACGTAGACACGGTGCTGAGAGTCGACGGAGGGAGGGATGTGCAGTGCATCTCCGGAACGACGTTGTGATGGTAAACGGGAGACATTTCTTCGAAAAGGGTAGTACCGTTAATGTAGAGAGAAGCCCGGTCGAACGTGAAGTTAGTATCCCATTGACTGTTATTAGCCTCGGAAGAGACGACGTGGATAGCCTTGGAAGGGTGGTTGAAGTACGTGAGATCGACGTCAACATCATCCGCAGACATGGGTTGAAACTGTGTCTGGGTGATGAGGATCTCATGCTCATGCTCGACGACCATCTGACGCTCCTCTGTATCGAGGTACACGTACGTCCCGTAGACCTTGGGAGTGGACAGCGGGGTAAATTCGGAGCGGCACTTAATACGTAATTCGACCTGATGGAACTGGAGTGCGGTGAGAGGAAGAGATTTAGTCCAATCCTCGGAGAAAAAGAAAGGGATGATATAATGATCGGCACCCGTACTAGTTCCCTTGGCGTTTTCAGAAACCTCATCAAGAGTCACGGCGCAAGAGGCCTTGGCGCCATCCTGCTTGTAGAGTAAATTGTGGACACCCTGAATGAAAAGGGAGTCGAGGCGGCACACTTCTTGACCACCAATCCAAAGAGAAAACTCGGTCGTGCTGGTGTCATTCTTGCTAAAGAAACCGGAAGTGTTGTCCTCCGGGAGGAAACCGCTCCCGATGTTTGTGGCCTCAACCCAGACGTAACTTAACAGGTCACCCTTAGTGCGCAGAGGAACCACGACTTCATTACCACCGGCAAAGGTTCCAACGTAATCGAGACGTTCCGGCTTGAGCGCAAAATTGGTATGTCTCTTATAATTTTGGTGGAAAAATGAAACTTGAGGCGAGCCAGTGATGAAGACATCCTGGGCTCCCTTAGACACGAGGTCAATCAAAGCAGCTGACATTTTACTAATATATGATATTAAAAATTTAGCTCTATAACGAAGTATGGTACAATTTCAAGTCCTGACATGGGATGCACGTGACGAAGATGAGGAGCATTTAATCAGGATGTTTGGAAGGACTCAAGATGGTCACTCCGTCTGTGTGACGACGCCGTTCAAACCCTACTTTTTCATGAAGCTTCCTGATACACTCGACACTAAGAAAGTGATCGATTACGTTAAAGACACGTGCCCAGACATTGTAAACTGTGGATCCCTGAGGTCTAAAGATATAGAAGGGTTCCAGAATGGGGAATCCAGAACGTTTATACAGATAACGTGCAAAGATCTTCAATCGCGGCGATTTATAAGTAGTAAGCTGAGGAGAACAACTCATGCATCACTTAAAAAATTAGAACGGGAACGGAAAGAAATAGACCACAAGCTGTTACTAGCTGAGTCATCTGTGGAAAAACAGAACGATGAAGCGGCAAAAAATCGGGCTGTACATGATGTGGCGGTATTGAGAAAAACCCTGGAAAAACTAGACACCGATATTGATAGAACATTGCACGTAAGTCAGTTACGATTATACGAAGCGAACCTAGATCCTGTTCTGAGATTCATGCACAGATCTAATATCCAATCTACGGGCTGGGTGGATACGGGTGATGGTTGTGAGCGTGCCGACTTTGCAAATGTGGATATTGATTTGTACTGTAAGTCCTGGAAAGACCTGAAACCTGTAGATAAACCCGAATCCGCACCCTTTGTGATAGCGTCGGTCGATATCGAATGTTATAGTTCGACTGGAAAGTTTCCAAGCCCTAACGTGCGGGACGATGCATGTTTTCAAATTGCTATATCACTCNTGCGTTTTGGTGAAACTGAACCGTATGAGAAAACGTGTTTGTGTTACAAAGAAACTGATAAAAACCTCGGAGATGATTCGATTATTGAATGGTATCCCACTGAAAAGGATATGTTGATTCGATTTTCAAATTATCTCAACGAAAAGGGTGTAGATGTTATCACTGGCTGGAATATATTTGGTTTTGATCTTGAGTATATTATCGAGCGNGGGCATTTGATGTCCTGTCCTCTATCTTTCTTCAAAATGAGTAAACTGAAAACGCATGTATGTGACCTCGTACGTAAAAAGCTTTCCTCGAGCGCTCTCGGGGATAACGAGTTGAAGCTCGTCCCTATGCCCGGTATATTTATCTTTGATCTATTTCACGAAGTAAAGCGCGAATATAAACTGGATTCGTATAAACTGGACAATGTATCGAAACTGTATCTCGGAGATAACAAGATTGATATGGCTCCAAAAGAGATGTTCCGTCGATACGAGGAAGAAGATCCGGTAAAGCTTCGAGAGGTTGCGGAGTATTGTATAAAGGATACACTCCTCCCACATCGCCTTATTTCAAAGCTGTGTACGTTCATTAATCTTCTAGAGATGGCCAAGGCTACATGGGTACCACTCAGCTATTTAGTGGAGAGGGGGCAGCAGATAAAGGTGTTTAGTTGTCTTACAAAAAAGGCGCGCGAGATGAAGTTTAAAGTGCCTACGTATGAATATGGTCATACAGATAATACTGGATACGTGGGGGCGACAGTACTAGAAGCACAGTCTGGTGCATATTACACACCTATCACAGCCCTGGATTTTGAAGGTCTATATCCAAGTATCATGATGGCGCATAATCTCTGTTACTCAACACTCGTCATGGACGCTAAATACAAAAATTTACCGGGAGTTGAATATGAAACGTTCGGAGATCACACGTTCGCACAAAACGTTCCAAGTATTTTACCAAGTATTNTGGTAGAACTCAAGGCGTTTAGAAAACAAGCGAAAAAGGATATGGCCAAGGCTACCGGTGCAATGAAACAAATGTATAATGGTAAGCAGTTGGCGTACAAAATCAGTATGAACAGTGTTTATGGATTTACCGGAGCCTCGAGGGGTATTCTTCCTTGTGTGGCTATTGCGTCGACGACTACGATGAAAGGTCGAGGTATGATTGACGAAACAAAAGCATACGTTGAAAAACATTACCCGGGTTCTCACGTGCGCTACGGAGATACGGATTCGGTCATGGTCGAATTTGACGTACAAGGGAGAACTGGAAAAGATGCTATTGAGTATAGTTGGGAACTTGGTGAACGCGCTGCCGCTGAGTGTACGAAGTTATTTAAGGCTCCTAATAATTTGGAACTTGAGAAAGTGTACTGTCCATATTTCCTTTACAGTAAGAAGAGATATGCCGCGAAACTCTGGACGAAGGGTAAAGATGGAGAAATGAACATGGATTATATAGATGTAAAAGGGTTGCAACTTGTTCGCCGTGATAATACTCCTTATATGAGAGAAGTGTGTAAAGAGTTGCTAGATGTAGTTCTCGANAGTAACGGTACAGACGCACCCAAGGCTCTTGCTCGAAAAAGAGCGGTCGAGTTACTCGAGGGAGATGTTCCGAATGAGAAACTCATATTAAGTCAGTCTCTATCCGATTCATATAAAGTGAAAGGGGAAAGTGTATCTATCACCAGTGACGAGGTTGCAAATATAAGCCAAGCGCATGTACAAGTGGTTCGAAAAATGAGAGATCGCCAACCGGGATCCGAGCCACAATCCGGAGATAGAGTACCATATATTCTTATCAACACCGGTGACCCAAAGGCTCGTGCATTCGAGAAATCTGAAGATCCTGTATACGCCAGAGACCACAAGCTCCCGGTCGACTATCCGTATTATTTTTTGAATAAGTTTTTAAACCCTGTATGCGATTTACTCGACCCCCTGTTTGAAAATGTCAAAGATGATATTTTCGGAGAACTACTAATGCGTGCAAAACCACCTAAAAAACCTCGCAAAAAAGCTGATCCGAAACAACCTACCTTGATCAGTGATATATTTAAAAAAAAGGATCCATAATAGAGTATGACTGAAGTAATTCTCGGGGTTGTCAATTCTCAACGAGCAGGATTAAAAGAAATAGAAAAGATGGTAAAAGAGATAGAAGAAAAGCATAAAGAACAAATGAGGGCTAATATACTCGAAGCTTCTAATCAACTATGTGTAGAGTTCAAAAGTCTGCAACGTGAGGATGTTCGTGTTCGTAGAATAATTGCACGTGTGTTTGGTGACGACAAATGCATCGGAAAGAGAAAGAATGGTCGACCCTGTGGAAACAAGTCTATGACCGGTTTAGATGGATATTGTAAAACGTGTTACAAGTCTAAGCCACCAGAATCCAGGGTGATTAGTTTTGGTGCAATTAATACCGACACAGTTCCACCCGGAATTGATATAGGTGATATGGGAACATGCGTGCTCACGGGTGCAGGAAATGCGGGATTTCCAGGAACGCCTATATCGACTAGCCCCCCACCCGAAGACGAGCTTAGAGATTTACCTCCATTATATTAATAATGAACAAATCAGATATTCTACTAAATTCTATTAACGCATTCTATGCAAAACCCGAGAATAAAGCTACGCTCGTTGAACTATTAACAAAAAGTGGAGGTATATCTCTACGAAACCTGGAATGGTTTATTACTAATTATTCTAAAAAGAATAACCTATCATATGAAACGAACGACGGAAAAATTTTTAGTGTTCATTGCGCGTACAAGTCGAGTCTAGACGGATATTCAAAAAAACTATTCGACCCATTCTGTAGAACGGAGAAGATAACCTATAAACTACCGGATACATCTGAGGAAATTCATACGACCGTTGCACAGCTGAATTTCATCCGATGGTGTATTAGGAATAATATCGTGGATTACATTCGTAATCATCACGATACATTATTTATGAAAGGGAATACCCTTCGACTCCAGACGGCTTAGGCCTACCATACCCGGGAGGAATTTTAGGAGATCTAGGAATAAGAGATTCGGGCATTTCGGGTATGTATCTATCTGCAGACATACCTACACCAGACATGAATCCTCTATCGAAGAGAAAGGTCTGATATCCAACATAATACATGTTGAGTGTGTAGACGTTTGTCAAATTGGGGGTGAGTGAAATATCAAGAATAGTTCGATCTGAATTTAATTTACTGAAGTCCAGGCTTCCCGATGGTTCCACATTAATCGGATTCATCGCGAATGCATACGTGTAAATATTTCTATCAGGCTTAGATAATCTACTATTATAAGGTACGACGTACTTATAGAAAACATGGTCGGGATTATTTATATTTGGTAAATCCTGACCGTTAATAAATATTTTAGCTGTCTGTTGTACGGGGTTAAAAAACTCCGAACTAAGTCCATACGTATTTGATGTTGAGAAGTTATATCTATTTTCAAACTTTCGCTCGAGAACGTCTGTATCACCCGTACCTAGATTCGAAGGACTACCGTGTTCACTCTCATCCTCGAAATCTTTGCGTCGTAAAAACCAAAACATAGATTTCACCGGTACACTGGGAACAAGTTGTAATTTAACATTATTTTCACCTATCTCCGTTTCTAATGTTGGATGTTTATTCACTACATCGGTAATTAGGACCTGTTGCTTCGTGGTCAGATATGACTTTTCTTGTGCCGATACGGTAATTTCTTCTGTTATCAGACTGAACTTATCTAACGTGAGAGGTGAGAAACTTGGATTATTCGTGAAGAACGTACTCGGTCTAAACTTTATTTCAAATTCTAGCTTCTGTTTATGAATGGCACACGTAGGAAAATATGGTCGGTTAGGTAAATTAGAAGCGTACTCGTCCCCCTCATACTTACGTGAAAAGAAAAGAGGTATAGGTATCATCAACTGTGACGGGTATCTAGATAAAGTAGCATCGTTTGCAGACGAAGTACCCTCTGATTGATTACGGTTGAGAGTGTATCGTTTTGTCCTCTTTTCAGATGCATCTAAATATAATTCATCGTATATCATACCCCAGTCATCGTGATACTTTTCGAGTTCTAACTCGTCCACGCGCATTGTCACTGTTTCTATCACATGACGGCCTATCTGGTCAGCGATATTGGCATTTGATTCAACTTTGGGAAATTCGAGATGAACATACATATTGCTAAGGAGGTCACCCATGTTCTGTGGATTTAATGTAACTTTTACAGATTCGCCGAATGGCCATGTGGTCGACGCGTTAGAAGGTTTAGAGACGGTGATACTTTTATGATATTTCGTAAAGTTTGAATGTTGTGTAGGTTCATATTTAAAGAAGGAATGTGTTGGGCTATCGTGTAATAGGAACGTGTCCTGTTTACCTATAGCGTTAAGAGCCAAAACAGAACCGGTATCGGGACCTTGGAGGTCCATACTTATCTATTGCTCACAATTTTTTAAGGTCAGTTTTCCACATGTCAATATATCCAATAGCTTTGAGTGAATTAAGTTCTTCGTTGAGAGTTTTCCATTCGTCGAACAGAGCCTTTACCCTTTCCTCTGTATAATCAACTGTCTTCGTATGTAAGAGGTAGTCGTACGAGTCATCAACCTTAGGAAACAATGTAGACAGTTGAATCTCTAGATCATGCTTCTTACGTTTGAATATCACTATGTCGCCCTCTATCACCATCTTAACGAACCGTGCACGCCTGGCGCACAGTTCAGCCTTTCTTTTCGTAACTTCGATGAGCCTGTTCTTTCTCTTCACATAGTAATCCATACGAAGGCCGATGAAGTCAGTGAGTATCTTCTCTGCGCTGTCGTATTTACAGATTCCTTTCGTAGGGTGGAACAAATGCATATTTGAGCATCTGATAGTCTTTTGCAGTTTAAGATCCTTCACAGCGTCTTTACCATTGTAATCCTGAATTATAAAGTCAACATTCTCAGTTGTACTGTTGTTCGTGAAACCGCTGATGATTTTCTTTTCAACGAGAGTATCGAGGTGTTCCTTGTAATCTTGGGTCCATCTACCCGGGGGAAGATCTGTCACCCTGATCGTCTTTCCTATACAAACCCAAACACCTTGAGTCACCCACGAATCGTCGTCCTGTTCCGAAATTGTCCCCTTAAACCCACGGAACCATGGTTTCATTCTGGTCATCTCTTTTCCACATGTGAAATTGAGAATGTTTTGCTTGATTTCCTCTGGGTTGAAAGGTGGTACGTAGCACGAAAACCCCGTTCCGATNCCTTCAGTTCCATTCACGAGTACCATAGGTAGAACAGGNATGTAATGCTCGGGTTCAATNGANCGNCCATCATCNTCAAGNTAGGTAAGTATCGCGTCATCCTTTTGGTCGAATATATTTCGAGTTTCCTTCGACAACTTCGTAAAGATATATCTCGTTTGAGATGCATCTTTGCCGCCCATCAATCGGGTCCCAAACTGACCACATGGCTCGAGGAGATTGATATTGTTTGAACCCGTGTAGTCGTTGGCTAGTTTGACGATGGTGTCGGCNAAACTTACTTCACCGTGATGATAAGCAGACTTTTCAGCTACGTAGGCAGCCAATTGCGCCACCTTCATCTCGGCGGTCAGATTCTTTTGGAAACATGAATACATGACCTTCCTTTGTGACGGTTTGAGACCATCAGCCACGTGGGCGATAGAACGTTTCAAATCGGCCAGTGAGAAGTTTACGAGGTCTTTGTGAATAAAGTCCGAAATCCCCAATTGCTTTACGTTTCCATAAGGCACTTCAAGATCTTTCGCCTCTTTCGCAGTACTTTCAAGAAGCCATGTCTTACGGTCATCAGCCTTCTTCTTATCGAACGCGAGAATCACTGAATTGTCAGTCATGATATCTACGTCAAACCTGACGGTGAGAGTCTCAATCATCTTGAAATACTCGCGCGCCTCTGCAGAAGTTGAGGTACCTAGACCCTTATAGTATTTGATTCTCCATCCCGGTTTTCCATCCCCATACCATACACGAAACGCGGAATCTGTATAGAACGATTTGGATTGTGAATTTTTTGTAGCTTTAATGATAGGTGTGACCATCGACACCACAAATCCCAATTTGAGGAGACTGGGCCAAAATGCGTGAATCATGTTGAGAATTAGACCCTTGATATGCGAGCCATCGTTATCTGCGTCAGTCATGATCATCAAACGTCCGTATCGAAGCTCAGAAACATTAGTGTATTCCTTTCCTTGTTGCAATCCGAGAATCTTTTTAAGATCATTGAATTCCTGATTCGACGTCAACTGCGACACAGAGGCATCGCGCACGTTTTTGCATTTCCCTCGGAGAGGAAAGACCCCGTAGTGATCTCTTCCCACCACAGAAAGACCGGCGACAGCGAGAGTCTTTGCTGAGTCACCCTCTGTGACGATGAGTGTACATTTCTTAGAATGAGATGTACCAGCTTTGTTTGCATCGTCAAGTTTGGGAATACCCGTAATCTTACTCTTGCGAGCTCCGCCGTCAGTCTTGGCCAATTCTTTCATTTCCTTAAATTTCGAGAGAGCCATGAGCTCGTCGGAAATACCGGTCTTCAAAACATTTTTTACGAAGGTCTTGGGCATCTCGAACTTTGATCCGAAATCGGCCGCCTTGAGTGTACACTCAGATTTCACTTGACTCGAGAAGGTTGGATTCTCGAGAGTCGTCCGGACGAAGATACGAAACGTGGCCTTTACCTGTTGGGGTTTGAGCTTGATCTTTTTTGCCATCTCGTCGATAATTTCAGAAGCAACCAGTGAAGCCGCGTGATCAACGTGCGTACCACCCTTGGTAGTGCAGATCCCATTCACGAATGAAACCTGTTCCATTCCATCCTCGGATGGTCCGATACAAACAGCCCAACGGTCAGTCGTAACAGAATACACGTTGTCGACTCCGTCGTGCATTTTCGCATAAGCTTCGAAGGTTTGTTTTGGAAGTGCTTCGCCGTTAAACTTTACTTTGCAGTTCGCCGAAGTACAGATGTTCGCATCCCAAACACGCTTTTCCATGATATTATAGATCCCATTTTCCATATCTTTCATCGCAAACCTAGACCAGTCTGGTTTGAAAGAAACGGAAACGGATGGAGTAGCGCCGTTGAATTTTTTTATTTTTGGAACATAGCACGTAGACATGTTGTCGAACCACTCTTGGTGATATTCCTGTTTGGTTTCTGGATCCTTGATGATGACTGAAAACCACTTACTGTAGATATTTGCTAGCTTAGCACCATAACCATTACGTCCCCCCACAAGTCGCTTTTGGGTATCATCGTAGTTGGTACTCGTGAGTAGGTGACCAAAAACGAGTTCGGGGTTCCAAACATCCTCTTTTTTATTTTTTTGTATGACGAGTCCTCCGAGAGGGCCGTTGTTGTCTATGGTGACCATACCACTATTTTTATCGACATTGATAGAAATCGACGTGACCTGTTTGGGGTACATGGAATTCCTGTCGATGGCGTTGACGAGTACTTCGTCAAAGATTTTGAGTAAAGCCGGGCTGTATTTAGTTGTGGTCTTTTTGAACTTCTTACCATTGAGAACCCAGTAAGGTTCCCGAACAGCGTCTACTGGACCGACATATGAGTCTGGACGCTTTAAGACGTGTTCGATATGGCTAAGTTTTTGAACTGATTCCATACTTTCTTGAATTTATTACAAATCTAATCTCTAACTTAGGTGCTTTATCGAAACCAATACCCATTCGCAGGTGAGGCTGATGATACGCTGGCTGCACTATTTGTTCTAGATAAGGCTGGTCTAATTTTATCGGGGATGAAAGCGTAGAGTTTCTTTAACTCGTTGCAGAGGGATAGGTAGACGTTCTCAGGGATTTTATCAGATATACTGTCTATGATTTGCATTACATTTTGAAGTACATTCATTACTATATTACACGGCTATTTTTCTAAACACTTATAACACTGCGGAAACCACGTGACGGTTGAGCCTCTGTGCCTCGTCGAGTATGTCTTTGACGACGTAGGGGCAGTTACGCTTATCGTGACCCACCTGGCGGCAGCGACCACAGCGACGCGGACCCGAAGATCGCCGGTGGGCTCCGTTACGGATACCATACATTCGGTCAATCGCTTCTTGGTAATCTTGAACATCCACGTATCCGTGTTCATTTGGGGGAATCTGCGGAGCTTCCTCAAAGGTACCCACGCGCGTTTGGTGGCGACCACGTCCGATACGGGAAAATGATCCAGTCTTATTGTGAAGGTTTTGGAGATGATCACAGAACTTGAGGTAGAGGCCTTCGGGGATTTTATCCGAGGCCTCGTCAAGCTGTGACATCATCGTGTGTAAAATATCTTGTTGAGTAGTCATGTTTTTAGATGAAATTTACAAATATTCTTACAAACTTAGGTGCTATTTATTCTTTAACGGCGTCGTTCGACCCGCGCCACAAACCCGCTGTCCACCATTCGTCCACTATCACTCACCCAAAACTCATTTGTCGCGGACTCCCAGTAATCACGGTGATAGACGCATGCATCAGCTAGCCTCAACTCAGCCTCTGTGTCCACACAAAGCATCTCTAACCTAGACATATTTGCCTTCGCATCAACCACCTTTAACTTAGCGTTTTGGACGGCGACATACCATTTCCTTTGGCATTCTTCCTTGTAGTCATCGTGAAGCTTCTTCTCAAAGGCGGGAAGCTTTTGGATTGTTTTGAGTGAAAGATCATCATAGTAGACGAAATCTAGGACCTTCTCCTCATCGGTTCCAATTTCCAACACAATTGTCCGAAGACCGTTTTCCATCAGGTTTTTCCAAGTCCAGGAGTGGTACGCAGCGGCGGTGGATATGCAACCAACGAGTTCCCCAGCCTCACCACCGGGAGCCCAACGGACGTTCTTCACACACCATTGCTTGATAGCCTGGCTCTTTCGAAACGCAGTCATACGCTTGATGGGAGTCCAATCCGTACGCCTCGCTTCTTTCTCCCACTTCATGAGAACCTTGTACTCCTCGTGCATCTTCTTCACATGNTCCAGAAGCTGATTTCTGAGACGCGNAATCTCAGCGAGACGTGTTCGATCGAGATTCGGGGCGAACGGAGGAGTGCGGCGCACGGGCCGTGGAGACTCGTAGTCACTGTCATCATCGCTACCAAGATCCGAATCATCGTCGCTGTAGTAGAATTGGTCTTCATGGAACGGCTTGTCGCCATTGAGCTTGTCGTGGATGCGTTTGAGTTTGTCGGCCATGTCCAAGTACATCCCATCTCCGATCTTGTTGGAGATTTCGTCGAGGCAGGTCATGAGGCTTTTGAGATCTTCCATTTTTTCAGTTGAAAAATTTCAAAAGCTTGATTGACTTAGGTTGTTTTTATAGTATGGAGTAAAATGTAGAAGCGGGAACGCTTAACATGATTTTTTGTTTATTGGGTTTTGACTTAAGTGTTATCGAGACTTAATTATTTTCGACGCGAACGGGGTGTGGGTCGAATCAATTTTTCTTCGTAAGGGATAACGTGTTTAAGTTCGAAATTTCTACGAGTGATGGGACTTTTACCCACTAAATTTTTACTTCTCATGAGCATCTTAATAATACCCTCTTGATTATAAACCTGTTTTACCTTATTACCGACAAGATCTTTCGATATGAACACGCGCCTGTTCTTAGGTATATTCGTGGCATTGGTATTACTGAAACTATTGTTATAATACGTAGCCACATTAGTCGTATTGTGGCGAGGTAAATCTTTATTATATTTCCTTCGTATCGCAATATGATTATTCATCAATTCTTTTACTTTTACCGCTGATGTACCCGAACCTCTCTTCTGGCGTTCGACGATCTCCTGCGCTCTTCGCCCCTCGGATCGACCAATTTCACGTACACGGGCCGCGAAGGATCTAATTTCTTGTCGTCGCTGTACAGTTTCAGGACTCGCTGCACGTCTTTGGCGAATTGTGTTGGCGGACAAACGCACCATTTATTATAAACACAGGGAATTATCGCCTGTTGGAGTTGCTCTTACGGCTGCTGCTGGGGCTGTTGGAGTTGCTCTTACGGCTGCTGCTGGGGCTGTTGGAGTTGCTCTTACGATTGTTGTTGTTTGAATTTGAATTGGAATTT